AACTGTTCAAGCTGATCCTCAAACTTATCAATGAGAATACGGATGAGGAACAGATGATGCGCCTCAACGGTCAGTATATTCCGGTAGACCCTGCATCATGGAACACATCAATGGATGTGAGCGTGAACGTGGGTCTTGGTACTGGTCGTGAAGAAGAGAAGCTGATGACCCTCCAGAACACTCTGCAGTTCCAGATGGGTTTATGGCAGACAGCGGGACCGAACAATGGTCTTGTTTCTCTTACCAATATCCGCAACACTGCTGCTGACATACTGGCACTTTCTGGTATTCGTAATACGGATCGTCATTACAAAGAAATGAATCCGGAGATTGAGCAGCAGATCATGCAGCAAATGGCACAAGCGCAACAGGGTCAGCAAGGTGATCCACAGGCAGAAGCGTTCCTGCAAGCGGAACAGATCAAGGCACAGCAGAAATCACAGTCTGATCAGATGAAGATGCAGATAGAGGCACATAAGGCAATCGCCAATGATGATCTACAGCGTGATAAGATGGACCAGGATTTGATGATTAAGCAAGCACAGATGCAAGCTGAGTATGATTCAAGGATTAATATTGAGAGATTGAAACAGATGCAGAACGAACCCCGTGAAGCACCGGGTGGTCAGCAACAGCAACAAGGTAACAACTTTTGAATAATTCCGGATATGCTGATAGAATCAAGATATTGATGAGTGATGAAACCTTTAAGGAAGTCATTCAGAACGTAAAGAACCAGCAAGCTGCTGTGTTCTTGGACCCTTCCTCTGCTATAGAGGACAGGGAAGAGGCTCACGGAATTGTACGTGCGCTTGGTAAAATAGATGAACATTTCCAATCTGTATTAACGGATGAGAAGATAAGTAATCGTAAATAGGAGATCAGCACCGTGGGAACGACTGATAGTATTACGAGTGTACTGGATCAAGTAATTGCTCCAGCAGAGGTGTCGGAAGAGTTAGAAACTGAAGAGTCGGAAGAGATTGTTGACGAACAAATCGAAGACGAAGAGGAGTATGAGGACGAAGATACCGAAGAGTTTGAATCTGATGAAGAGGATGACGATGAGGACGATGTTGACGAAATAGACGATGCCGGTCCAGAGGAACCCGAATTACTCACTGTCAAAGTAGACGGTAAGGAAGTTCAAGTCACCCTTGACGACCTCAAGCGAGGATATTCCGGTCAAAGTTACGTCCAGAAGGGAATGCAGGAGGCGGCTGCCGCTAAAAAAGAAGCGGACGAACTGAAAGTATCCCTTTTGACAGAGCAACAGAAAATTGCTCAGTTGTACCAACAGATGCAGAGTGGACAGGGTATGCCTACCCAACCTGCTGCGCCACCGATTGATCTTCTGAATGAAGACCCAATTGGGTACATGGAGCAGAAGGCTCGTTACGACGTAGCGATGGGTGAGTACAGTAAGCAGATGACTGGTTTGAAGTCCGTAGCCGATAAACAGGCTGTAGCGGAACAAGAATCTTTCAATGCTCACGTTGCCAAAGAAGCGGAAGCACTGCAGAAGAGTATTCCAGATTTTGCAAACCCTGAGAAGGCGCAAGATTTATGGGGTGGTCTTTCAGCAGGTGGTCAGGAACACTACGGATTCACTGATGAAGAAGTCCGTGGTATTTCAGACCATAGAGCGGTAAGATTACTGAATGATGCGTTGAAGTATCGTAAGCTAATGGCGAGCAAAAGCAAAGTGAATCGAAAAGCAAAAGGCGCAAAACCAGTCGTTAAGCCGGGTGGTAAGAAAGTTGGTACAGGTAAGCGAAAGGCTCAAGAGCGTCGAAAGGCGCAACTGAAGAATACCGGCAGCATTAAAGATGCTGTCAGTTTAATCATGGAAACATAACTTTAACTTTTAAGGAATATTCAAAATGGCACAACCAACCAATACTTTTGACTCATACGACGCAGTCGGCATTCGTGAAGACCTCGAAAACGTAATCTATGACATTTCTCCAGAGGAGACCCCGTTCTATTCTGGTTGTACTAAGATGAAAGCGACCAACACCCTCCATGAGTGGCAGACTGACGCACTTCGCGCTTCAGCAGCTAATGCTCACATTGAAGGTGATGACACAGCAGCAGAGGCTCGCACAGCCACTACTCGCCTAGGTAACTACACTCAGATCTTCAAGAACGCTGTTACTATTCCTGACACTGACCAGGGTCTTGACAAGGCAGGTCGTGCCAAAGAAATGGCATACCAGACTCTCAAGATCGCCAAAGAGCAGAAACTGGACATTGAGAAGGCACTGTTTGACAATAACGCGCGCGTAGCTGGTAATGCCACTACAGCCCGTGAGTTGGCAGGTGTACCCGCTTGGATGACCTCTAATACCTATACTGGTACTTCCGGTGCAGATGCTACTGGTGACGGTACTGACGCGCGTACAGACGGTACTCAGGAGGCATTCACTCAGGCTCACTTCGACACTGTGATGCAAGAGATCTGGGCTTCAGGTGGTAAGGCAAGCACTGTCTACCTTTCCTCTTTCCAGATGAATCTGGCACTGGGTTTCACCGGTAACAACAACCAGCGTTCTACAGTACAGGCTGGTGATGAGAAGGTTGTTAAGAGCCTCGACGTTTACGTTACTCCCTGGGGAACTGTTGAGTTCCTGCCTAGTCGTGAGAACCGTAGTCGTGATGTTCTTATCCTGCAGGATGATATGTGGGGTGTCGGTGTTCTTCGTGGTACTAAGAACAACGAGCTGGCTAAGACCGGTGATAACACCAAACGTCAGGTTGTCACTGAGCTGACCCTCGTTGCTAAAAACGAAGGCGCATCAGGTGGTGTATTTGACTGTACTACCAGCTAATTAGTCGATTAGACTCCCCCTCTTCGGAGGGGGTTTACCTATGCCGTGAGGTATAGTTAAACCAGAGAGGACAATATGGCTCAAGTAAAAGCTGAAATTCTTTGTAACAACATCTACCTGAACGGGCGCAAATGCCTCAAAGGTGAGGTTGAATCTATAGACTCCGGTCTCGCTGACATGGTTCTCGCAGGAGACACAGAAGCAGGTCGTGACTCACGCATCAAAGTAACCAAGACCCGCAAGCGTAGAACCAAGGCTGAGATGGAGGTCACTAATGGCGACGATAGCTGAGAAACTACACTACGACCATGAGAATGATCGCGTAGTCCACCAGAAAGTTCACGACTATACCCAAAACCTCCAGCGCGCAGAGAAGATGCGACAGCACGGCGGCAAGTTCGGTGACTCACAAATGGTCGGAACTATTGATCTTGACCTGCTGGCATCCGTGATGAAGGAACGTGGAGTCAAGTGGGAAGACAAAGAGGCTCGCAACGATATTGTAATGATGATGCTGAAGTCCAGAGACTTCAGTAAATTGCGGGTCTACGAAGGTAATATTTAGAGGATTTAGAAATGGCATCAACATACACAACGAATTATAACCTTGAGAAACCAGAGGTCGGGGCCGCAGAAGACGTATGGGGAACTGCGCTAAATACAGATTTTGACGACATCGATACCCAGATGAAGGTCAATGCAGATGCTGTTGCTCTCAAAGCCCCCATAGCCTCGCCAACCTTTACAGGTAACGCTACTTTCGTAGAGTCCACAGAAACAACCTACACCCTAACAGGATTAGCAGTAGACCCTGCCAATGGGGCCAAGCAGACCAAGACACTCTCCGCTACAGCGACACTCACTGACTCCCTCACAGACGGCCAGACAGTACGCCTACGGATCGTGAACGGTGCTACGTATGCCGTGACAATGCCTACTGCAACGTGGATCACAAGCGCAGGTAATGTAGCCCCAGCAGCCACTGAGGATGACACTTTCGTTTTCTCGAAAGTAGGGTCCACACTATTTATTGCCTACGTAGGCTCTTCTGTATGAGTAATTTAGATTTACTCGCCGCCGCTGGCAACTCCATAGCCACTGCGAGTGGGCCAGAGGGCGTATCGTTCGATGAGGATAATATGGTTAGGTCGTCAGATTTCACAGGAAATAGCGACAGTACAACGACTACTGTTTCGTTCTTTTTCTATGTTCCATTCGGAGATAATCAATTCACAGTATACAGAACAGGCACTACGTATATTGTCATTGATCCCGGCTCTAACAGCGCTGGCTGCACAGTGAGTCTATATTTTGATTCTGGGTCGTCGGGATCACCTTCAGAGTTGTGGTCAATAAGAAGCACAGTCCGTGGAGACTTGCCACTCTACACTGTCAACCATGTCCTGCTGTCATTTAATCGGGCAACAGACGTATTTGAGTTTTATTTAAATGACCGAGAAGTAACAAGCAGCTACGCGCATGAGTACGCCACCACCTCCGCAACAAACTTCACTAACAGTACTCACTATGTAGCCACCACTAACGGTTCTAATTTTCACGGGAAAGGCCGCCTCTCAAACCTCTTCCTCGACTACACCTACCGCGATCTAAGCATAGAAGCCAACCGCCGCTTGTTCATTGATGCTGATGGTTTCCCAGTAGATGCAAGCGGGCTATCTCCTATCCTCTACCTACCAATGACCGATGCAGATACTGCCGGTGATAACAGTGGTACGGGTGGCGACTTCACAATCAACGGTGTGCTTGATACAGCTCAACGTGGGGCGAATCAGTGGAATTGTGTGGCTAGTGAGTTTGATGGTAGTGCTGATTATGTTGGTCGCACTGATACAGTGAATTCAAGTACAACAGATTTCTTCACTCTGTCTTTGATAATCAATAAAGACGTAGCGGGGAGTTATACATACCTGATTGACTTCAGAGATAAAAGTACAAACAACCAACGCTTTATGTTGCAAACGGCATCAGGAGCGTTACAGTTAGACGCAAAAGACGGTTCTAATAACAATGTACTACGGGTGAATTTCAGTGCGGCAGAGATACCAGTAGGGAAAGAGTGTTGTGTAACTATCTCAGCCAAAGCAAGCACACAGACTGTCCATACGTATATTAACGGTATAAGCGGCGGTACACCTACATGGTTCAGCACGAATGAGTTCTTAACAACGGATTTCGGCAAGAAGTTTGTTGGGTGTGCTAACGGATCAGGCAATTACTTCGATGGTGTTCTCGGTGAACTCTACTTCCACCCTGCCTACACCGACCTCTCAGCAGACAACCCCTTCTGGGACGCTGATAACAACATCCCCAAACCAGTAGCACAGGTAATCGAAGAGACAGGTACAACGCCTCTGATTGCTCTACCTATCCGTGGTGATGATGCAGGGAATAACTTAGGTACTGGTGGTGACTTTACTGTTTATAGTGGGCCGTTTACCGGTGCGCGTGGTGGTTCAGAATATTGGCAGAGATCAGTATACTGCAGCAGCGCCTCAGATTATCTAAGTCTTTCTGCCCCCTTTACAGATAGTAAGATTATGACCGCAGTTGTAGCCGTCCAACGCGGAACTTCCGGCACGATGGGGGTGTTGGACGTATTCACGTCTGGCGATAGCAACTCAGGGTTCTTTATTACTTATGATGCAACCACGGGGTATTATTATTTTAAAGCCCGCAACGCTTCGGATACTGCGGTGCTTGATGCTCAATCACATACAGTAACTGCCGATGGTTGGCACGTACTCCTGTTTTCAATTGATCTCAGTGATTCAGGCAAGAGGCATTGTTTTGTTGACGGTACTGATAGTGCTACATGGTCTACTTACACTAACTCCGCTATGAACATAGATAGAGACCTTGCTATCGGCCTCGCAGATACAAATGCCGTAGCTGCTGCTGGGAATATTGGTTTTGTATATCTCGACGACTCATACATCGACTTCTCCCAAGAATCCAACCGTAATCTCTTCATCGATCAATTAGGTTTCCCCAAGAACCTACAGAAACAGATTGATGACGGTGTGATTGCAGAGCCATTGATCTACATGCCGTTTGATGACACTGATGCTCTTGGAACCAATAACGGTACAGGTGGCAACTTCACAGTAAACGGAACCGTTACCGCTGGTGCTGACGTAAATCCATAACAAGGAAATAAAAATGCTATTAGTAAAAACTAACAATGGTCAGGTCGAGAAATATCCATACACAATCGGCTTGCTCAGAAAAGAAAACCCTATGACACCAATCGCTAAAAATCCTAGCCTTGAGTTTCTAGCAGGGATGAACGTTTATCCAGTTAAAGAGGCTAACCCCATGGCCACAGCAACCCAAAAGGTCGAGAAGGTGTGGACTCCTACTCTAGTGGGTAGTGATTGGGTGTTGCCTCATAAGCTGGTAGACAAGACTGCGGAAGATCTGGCAGCAGACATGGACGTTCTCAAGCTCTCCATAGAAGAGGCCACAGAGAAGCGGTTAGAAGATGCCGCAAAAGGGCGTGGCTACAAGAGCCTTGACCGACTGCTGAACTACACCAACTCAACCAATGAGAAGTGGGCGTTGGAAGCGATCTACATGCAGACGCTACAGACTCAGACATGGGAAGCGTTGCTCTCTATTCTCGCAGCAGTGAACGCAGGTACACGCGAAGCTCCAGCAAGCTACGAAGAGATTGAACCAGAGCTACCAGTAATTGACTGGCCTGAATAATGGCTATCTTATACGCACCAGAAGGGTATAAAGACCTGAACCCTGATGAAAAGGAGCGTATCTGTAACGGCACATGAGCAGTTTCATTTAGACGATATGAGGTTCTACTCCAGCTCACCCCTCAATCGTGAGTTACGGGCTTTCATACATCAGTTCAAAGCAGAACCTAGAGGGACTATCCGCTTGCTCTTCATGTCACTAAGCCCAGCGAGGCTACAGCTTCTAGCTAAGAGGATTATCAGAGGTGCTTAAATAATGTGCAGTAGTGATGAGATTAAGGAGGCACTTGATAAGCTGTCGGGGGAGGTTCAGGATGGTAAGCAACTACGCCTGACTCACCTTAAAGTTACACAAGATCAATTGGATGGACACGAGACTCTGCTGAGTGAGATGACGTTTATGCAGACTCAGGGGGATGCAAGGCAGAAGTCTTTTGAAGAGAAGACTGCTAGATCTATGGAGCAGGGGAATACATTATTCCAGACAATCAATAAACGCATAGAAGAGCAAGCTATATCCTCAGAGAAACACGCTGAAACCCTAGAGCTGCACAGTATAACCATAGTTCAGAACTTAGCAGCACAGGAACAGTTAATCATGTTGATGAAGAAGGTGGTGACCAATACCGCCCCGCTTACTGAGACCTATGAGAAGTTAGTCAACGCCAAACCAGCACTGGATATGTTGGCACCAGTGGGTAAATGGGTAGGTAAAGTGCTGGCGTTTCTAGGCATCATCGGTGGATTTTTGTATGGCATGTGGCACTTGATAGTTGACGGAGTAGCCAAATGAAACAGACCGAGATACTTGAGTGGCTGGATAAGAACCTCACCCCCACCACAATCATGGTCGTGTTGCTCTGGGTAGCCGCTTTTGTTTTGTTAGTTAGTTGTACCAAACCAGAGGCTACGGTTGAGGTCGGTCAGGTTACACCAATAGGGGAACCAGTGTGGGTAAGAGTCTCATCTTTGCAGCGGTAGTCCTGTTGTCCGGTTGCTCTATGATTGATAAAGCAGTGAACAACGTGGGTACAGCTTTACAGGGTTCTGGGGGTGCTGGTGCTGGTGCTGCAATAGGTTGCTCTATTGGTGGTCCCATAGGGTGCATAACAGGCGCTATGATGGGGGGTGCTACTGGTGCGGTCGTGGCTGATAAAACTATTGACCAGAAACCCCCGACAGCCATGGATCTGATAGAGCAACTATTGGATCTGGTGGGGTGGGGGTTGCTGTTGGTATTCTTGTTACCTTGGGTAATCGGGTTGTTTCATGAGAAACCAACACTCAAAAAGAAACCCACCGAACTAGGGAGTAGGGCGGGTTAAAGCTCCAAAGGAGGAAGGTTAGTCTATAGTGTACACTGTTCCAGCGTATACGTCCATATACTGCTGACCTAAATCCATCAATCCCCCTCCTTCACGAATACGCCATTAATCACGTTGCCCTTCCGGTCCGCGATCTTGTGGTACGCTCGCTCTAGGCACCTCTCAGCAGACGTACCACTTAGAGCTGCCAGCAGTATCACAGTAACCTGCAAATCTCCGATCTCGAGTTCCAGTTCACTTAGTGGCTTACCCTTTGCTAGACACTCTGCAACCTCTCCCAGCTCCTCTGTAACCTTGAGAAACTGATCTTTCGGTGTTGATTTATTCAATATCCCCCGCACCTTGGCCCACTTTAGTACCTTCTGCTCTAGTGTTTTTACTTCTGGCGCGTTCATTAAATCGTCTCTACACATCTTTACTTCTCCTTTTCAATTCTCTTTTGATATAAAACTCTGCTTTTTTCAAATCTTCAATCCCACCATCGTCATGCTTCAGGTCAGCTCGCCAAATGTACTTAAGCGCGTTACCTAAGTTGAAGTTCATATGCTCAGTGATCTGGATACACTCAACACCTGACGGGTGACTTGTGTAGTGGCGCGGGTGGTCTACTGCATCCCCGGCGGCAGGCTCCACAGATTCACGGGTGGGAACCTCATCAGTACTGGAAATTCGAGGCTTTTCTGCAACCCAGCACTTATGCCCGCTTTGAAAGCAAATATCAGTTTCTTTCTCACTACACGAGAAATTACAGGTGTTGCAGCTCTTCTCTTCTTCAGCTTTTGGTACCCATTTGATGTAGTCGCTACACATCCCCACAATCTCTGCACAGTCGGTACCAAGATGTTTGCAATTGTTGCAGCTCTTCTCTTCACTCATCGTCTTTCTCCCAATGGGGTGGTAATTGATTTCTCCAATGACCAGCCATATTCCTCCATCCTCCTCCGCACTGATGAAGTGTGAATACCATAAGCTCTTCGCGCCTCAGTGTGAGAAGGATAATTGACCCCATCAAGTGTAATTGGTTTACCGGCATTACTGCTACCAGCCATCACATCGTAGTACAGGCACCCGCACGATTTGGTATTGCCGGACCGTAAATGAGCGCCCTTGAATATGTCCACCTTTCCGCAATCACAAGTACACCTCCAATGTTGATCACCTACATACTCGGTCGGGGTGAGTCTCCCCCACTTCTGAGTGGTCATATCAATCAGCCTCATTCTTCATTCTCTTTATAGTTAGACGTTGCTCCGCAATGGGGGCAGGTCACTTTACCAGTGATATATGAGCTAGTCTGATGCCAGTCTCCTATTGACCACCACGCTTTGCATTTATAACAGGTGAAACGGTATATCTTTTTGATCGAGTATGAGTGTTTCATTTTTTCTTCTCCGTAATCTTTCGTTCAATGGCTCTTGCGAAGTCCACTAGATCATTTGTGTGTAAACCTTCTTCATAACCCCAGGTGTTATAAAATTTACGCACGAATAGTTTGAAAATTCCCTCAATCTCCTTATCACTCAGTCGCTCGGTTGGTGTTGCTGGATGGAGATAGAGTGGTAGATCTTGGGTAGAACCTTTCCCGTCATCTATCCAAGTATACGCATGGGGCTCCACATCTTCAGCAGAGTCGATGACTACGTTCATATCATCAATAAGCGCATCCAGTTCTGCGTCATCCTCAAAGTACCGAGCTTTGATTTTCCAGTCCTCCAGCTTCTCCACTGATACCACTGCTTGTTTAATCGTGTTGTCCATAAATCTCAATCCGTTGTTTTTGCTTGGTTCATGTTCTGCTTATGCGGCATGTATGCCGTATAAATCTAGTTAGGCTGCATCAATCCGATCTTCCGCAATTTTGAAATAATCGGGATCTAATTCAATGCCTATGAATCGGCGGTTTAGGTTCTTGCAAGCAACGCCGGTGGTTCCGCTACCCATTGTAAAATCCAGCACCGTATCACCTTCGTTGGTGTAGGTTTTGATTAGATATTCCATCAGGGCTACAGGTTTCTGTGTTGGGTGGACAGTGGAATTGGCACTCTTGAATCGTTGGATAGTTCGTGGGTAGTTTGTTAGTGTCTGTACGTTCTCTTTGCCGCTGTTACCATAACACCCCCCGTTCCCCCCGCGCCTAACCACCCTATTGCAAGCCACAACCCCTTGTGGGTTATACGTGGGGGGTTTCCTATAAAACACTAACGCATCTTCATGATTCTTCATTGGCATACGCTTAGCGTTAAGATGCCCTGTTGCCGCTGTTTTCTCCCATACCCACGAGTATTTTAGATCTTTAATGTTGGATGCCCCTAGCACACTTGTGAATGGTTGCGCACAAGTCATAACAATAGCCCCGTTAGGCTTAATCACTCGCTTTAACTGCTCCCACATAGGCTCTAGTGGGATAATAGAATCCCACTTGCATGCGGTAGTTCCATAAGGCGGATCAGCTAATATCATATCAACCGATCCACTTTCGATCTCTTTCATCCTTTCAAGGCAATCGCCCTTCATTAATCTTGTTGTCATATCTTTATCTCTCTTTAGCTTCAGCCTAACTACACTTCAAATCGGACGATGAAAGGCCGAAATAATTCATGTGGTGGGTATGAGTTGATAGTCCAATTGAGTCCATATTTCTCAGAGATTTCTGAGGCGTAGTTGTTGGCATCTATTGGACTGTCAAAGTCACCTATACACTCAACCTCTGGGCTGTCGTGGTACCGGATGTAAACGGAGTAGAAGTCTGGGTCTTTGTCATCTATCTCACAGTAGGCTCTGGTTTCATTGTCACTGAAATATTCACGAGCCCCATGCACCTCCAGGGCTTCGTAGAGTGACGGGCGCTTGATGATTGTTTCGGCGTACTTTTGGTTCATTGCTGACTCCTCAAGTATGCCGCAGCCTCTCTCTCAATATAGGAGTCGCCTTCTGTATCTCTCATTTTCATAATTAAATACCTTCAGTATTTGGTGTTTCAGGCAGTGGTTGCCAATGTGATATATCACACGATAGGTAACCTATCTCACCAACATCACTATCAGCCCATACAGATCCGTCCTCAAGCGCAATATAACCTGAGCAGATGTAATACTCATTATTAGCTAAGGGGAAGCAAAGCATTACCTTTTCATCTACAGGGACAGGCTTATCCTCAACGCTAATCCATCCACCCTGATATTCGCTATTCATAGAAACTCCTCCTCAAGTAGGTTATACCACTCATATTCTGTACCTTGTCTACCACCCCCTCTTGTCAATTTATCAATGGTCACATCATCTCCATTAAGCAGTTTTTTCAATTGCTGAAATGTAGGTTTGTTTTTGAATGCCTCTACAAAATACTCACCATCTTGGTTGTACTCGTTAATTTCTCGGGTCACTACCCAAACTTTACTCATCTTGATTCTCCAGTTGTCGTTCGATAAAGCCCCATGAAGTACTCACCGCCCTTCAAGACCATATCTGCTTGTGTAATAAGTGAAGATGCAGAACCAATACGACCTCTCACTTCATGCAGTAGGTGTGCTAAAGATGCAAATTCCTCTGGTTTAGGCATATCCCACATTGCACCGCCTAGCGTTCGTATTGCCGATTGATCCTCTTTTGACAGCTTAGTTATCCAATCACTCATCTTGACTCTCCTAGACTTAAATTAGTCCCCGTCTTTTTACACATCTCACAGCGCGGGTTCTGCTCTTCTAGCCACTACGCCTAACTTCAAAAATGTTAAAGTTTAAGTAGTAACGTGTGTTCTCTTTATTTGTACCACTCACGCAGTGGAGTTACTGATTCGTGAAGTTCGCAATGTTTGTAGCAGCGATGACCGCTACTCCCTTGCACCAAGTAATTGTAGGGTGCCTGAACCGTATCGTACGTATAATACTCAGCAATTCTGTGGTTCTCCCAATCCCTGTCCCACACTCTAACCAGCGTATTCTCCGGTACTTTAGACCAGTCGATCTCACGTTTTGGTGTAGGTGGTGGAGTGATATGTACCTCATCCCAGAAGATAGTGGGGTTGATATCTAGTGTGTTGTCTTTCCCTTTGCTGTTATATGAGTGTCCGCTAACAACAATCGGGAAATTGTTTGAGTCTATTCGCTCTACTATTCCCCAACCCTCAATAATATCCCAAACCTTGTCACCAACTTTGATTTCTTCGCCATGTAGTTTCATGTCATGCTCCTTTATTGGATCGCTCCACATAGTCTGATATAACCTCGCTGGCCAGCTCATACTTCCTCATTTCATTGTGCCAGTACACGTTGGGTCGCTGTGCGTATTTGGTTTTAGTGTGTCGCAGTTGCATACGTACGCTGTGCAGTAGTCCTGATAGGTTCGCGGGGTTCATGCTGTCCACCTCGCTGCGTGAATCATCCACATCAGCTTATCGTACGGCTCTGGTGCTGGTTCTTTTTTACAGGCCACTGAATGACCTTTGAACTTGTACATTACTGACCCATCCTCTTCTAAACGCGACAAGATGGCTCCTCTCTTACCCATCGCGTTTAATTTGGTGGTGATCTGCCCCTGAGTGTACGGCAGCTCGTCTTTGACCATGCTGAATGCCTCGGAGGCTGTGGCCCATTTACCGAAGTTATAGAGACCTTCTCTTATAACAAAGTTTATGGATTGGCTTTTGTTCATGTCAAGCATTACGCCAACTCTGCCTGTACATCGGCGATCAACCGCTCATCGGTAATGTGGAGGTACCCCGCTGCGTCTCTGATGTACCCCTGCAGGTCGAAGTACGCCATATCCTCTGGTCGTAGCATTTCGTTGTTCAAGGACATCTCTTTAAGAGTACGGTTCAGTAGCAGATCAAACTCGCTGTCTACTCTGGCTTTGATTTTTGTTGTTGTCACAGTTTCTTCTCCATATAATTCTTAATTGCTGCTCTCAGTGCCGACTGGGTTGTAGCCTTACCATCAAGCGCGTCAGCCTGTGCTTGATCCAGTGTTCCATCAACCATGATTCGATGACAGATGACAGGGGTTCCTTGTCCTTGTCTGCGAATACGTGCGTTGAACTGCTCATAGAGGTCCAGGCTCCAGTTGAGTCCGTACCATACAAGCGTGTGTCCGTTCTTCTGTAATCCGTCAATTCCATGTCCCATCGAATTATGAGAAATGAACATTTCACCCTCATCGTTACGAATCAGGAACCGATGACGAGGCCCACAGTTCACTAGGTCGTAGACTTGCGCTTTTCTCTTCTCCGACGGTTGACCGCACTCTGACTTTTCCCGTAAGTTGAGTTCTTGCAGCTCTCCACTGCTTCGTCTGCTGTCATCCCACGATTGAGTCTCATGGTCAACATCATTTTGCTGAATCCGCTCCTGCGCACCAGTTCCGCTAAATGGATTCGCTCTCCTTGGTATTCCAGCCATCTGTTGTTGCGCTTGTTGGCCTGCTGTTCCATGTTCGTAACCCATCTGCAATTGTCCTTGCAGTAATGACCATTGACGTCTATGCGTTCTATGGTCAATTCGTCCGAGTAGCCTTCTGACATATCGGCGTAGAAGTTGGTGAAGTCCTCCCATTCGGGACATAAGGCTATCCCACGTCCCGCATAATTCTTGTCCGAGCGATCCTTGGCTCGGTGTCTCAGTCCTTGCCAGATTCTCCAGATTCGGGTATTGGTCATCCGATGGAATGTCTCGTCTATACAGAGTGCACAATGAGTGCTTCCTTTTCTGTTGTGACTCATCGCATTCTGGTGGAGCATGGTCTGCCTCCCCCCACAGTTCAAGCATACTACCACTGCCTGCGTTCTCATCTTCCCACCTGTAAATCGCTTTTCTTCTAACTTCCTCAGTACTTTTAACATTCTGTGCCTCCACCCATTCATCATCAATTAGAAGTTTGTGATCTGGTGTCAGAGTTATACCAAATAGATCAATCACCTCTCTGTAACCAGAGTATGAGCAGCCATCATGGTTCACAAACTCAACACCGTCGAACACTCGCTCATGTGGTCTAACGTCTACGATCTTAACCCATCCTCGCCGTTCAATCAACACTTGAGTCCTAGGATGTACACAGGCAGCGTGTCCGATCATCAGCTGGCAGTCACCATCGCGCCACCTCTGCATCGCTGTTGTCAAACTGGTCTCACTCTTACAGTCAGTCAGGTTAATTGGTCTAATGCCCTTGAACCTCTCCATGATCCGTGAGGCATCGCTCCTGTAGGCGTAAGAGCACAGCACAGGCTGTCCCGCCGCCTCTTCTATGATGTCATCAAGGGCATCCAGTTTAAGGTCGTGCAGAGGCTCCCAGAGGGGCATACCGGCTACTGGATAGATAGCACCATTGCTGAACTGGAGTAGCTTATTGGTAAGAGCTGCTGCGTTGAACACCTCTACACTGTCACCGTTCTCCAGCTGTAGGAAAAAGTCCTTCTCCATCTGGTCATACTTCGTGCGTAACTTAGGAGGGAAGTCCAGCTTGATGTCGTTCATCATCAGATCAGGTAGAGGGTTATAGTCCTCTGCACTCATCTCCAGTGTAATGTCACCGATCAACTGAGTAATGCGACCCTCTGTGTCATCATAAGGAACCTCTTTATACGGTCCTACTTTCCGGTAGAACTTGGTTTTAAACGCTGTCTTGTAGCGACCCAATCTCTGACCACCGTCAAGTACCAGGAACTGACCATGCAGATCCTTGTAGCCGTTACTCGCTGGTGTACCCGTGAGTCCGGTGGTCCAGTGGAAGTGGTTATGGATCTTCATGAACGACTTGACTCTGCGAGTGGTACTGTTCTTCATCTTCGACAGTTCATCGAACACCACACCATTGAACGGTAATGGTTTCCCTTTGGAGATATAGTAGGTGTTCAGCATCTCAGCCAACCACCCCATATTCTCATAGTTGATCATGTGTACATCAGCATCTCTCAACAATGCACGGGTGCGCTGATCCTTGGTGCCGACCATCGTGGAGAATGATAGGTGTTTCGTATGCTCCCACTTGACAGACTCCTGTCTCCAGACGAGACGTACCACACGTACAGGGGCGATGATAAGTACACCTCTAAGGAACCCGCTGTTGAGCAGGTTCACCATGCTTGTGAGCGTAACCACTGACTTACCTAAACCCATGTCCATGAATATGGCACTGTTTGGTTTGTCGCACTGCCAGGTCACGGCCTTCTGCTGGTAGGGATGGAGTAGATCTTGGGTTAGCATGAACCACCCCACTGATCAGCCATTGCATCAGCGATACCTTGGTATGTAGTGGAGCGGATCTTCCATCGGTCCTCTGAAGGAGGCATTTTATGTATACGATCATCTCTTCCTTCCACCACGTTAGTGGGTGTCAGATCAGGTAAACCTCTCTTCCACAAACCCGTCTTCTTTGTTTCACCGTGACCGAACTGCCAAGGCTGAATGTACTGAGGTTTAGGTAGTTCTGACACCATCGTATTGAGAACACCGACTGGGTTCTCAATGACAAGTTTATCTACCGGTATCTCCCACACCTTCTTCACGAATTCTGCTCCATCTAACCGATCTTGTGTGTTCGCGTAGTGACGATTGCCTGAAACACATACAGTGGTGCAGGGAGGGTGAGCGATAACCAAATCAAATAGAGAAAAGTCAATATCGAACATATCACCTTGATGATGAAACCCGTCTGGTGCATCAGAAGGTAGCAAATCACAACTCATAGCAAAGTGACCTTTCTTGGTGAAAGCATCCCTCACCACTCCGCTGTATTCGCAAGCGACTAAAACTTTCACAACGCCACCATGTCATCAATGATCTGCTTACCTGTCTCCACATTGTCCACAATGAACACGGAAACATACTGCTCCTGTAGTCGCTTGATCTCACGCTCCTGTCCTGGTGTTGGCTTCTTACCGAGCTGCTTGAACTCAATGAAGAACACTGTACCCAGTGGGGTTATGAACATACCATCGGGTACTGATCGTCTAGCAGGTGAGGTGAACTTGTAGGCCAGGCACTCTTTGCTCTTCGCGTAGTCCTTGACCTTCTTTTCTATTGTCTTTTCCAACATTATGCTAACCCCAGTATTCTTTTCTCTATTTCCTGCACGTAATAGTTGTAATCTATTGGCAAGTCCTGATCTTCTAAATTGTTGCACACCTGTACTCCCCATCCTGACTCGATACCGATCCTTCTCCAGTCCGTCTTACCTTCACTCAACATCTTCGGTGTCGGAGGCATGAGTTTTATCAATTTATTCCCGCCTTCCGCAATGTAATATCTTGTAACATTCTGGATCTGGTAGTCAGTACCATCTTCACTCACCTGTACCAGCTTACTGCTGCGTGGTACTTTGGTTCTCAGCATGAAGTCCATCTTGTTACCATGTGACTCAAGTGTTTCCCGAATCGACACACCATGCAACAATACCTGCTCGGCAACCATTGGGATGACCAGCGCAGAGGCGTTCTGGTGCCACCCTAGATCATACTCATAAGTACCCTTACGCTTGACCCCACCACCTTCGTATTCAGCGATGTAATTATTCACATCACGAATGAACATGCGAGAGTACACCGCGCTCTCCAGCTCTAACCTTGTCATATCCTCCCACCACTTACATACTGAATGAACATGGTCCTTGTAACCCCTTGGATAGCGGATAGTGAGACCGTCTGTATTGATCTGGATCAAACGCAGATCAGGAACCTTCATTAACTCTTCTGCCAGTTTGCACAGCAGTAGCTGACCATTGAGGGTGATACTCATAGTGAACTGAGGATCGTAGAACACGCTGAACTTACTGTTGCTGTCACCGTACACTCCATTGAGTGCCAGCTTCAGCATGGCGTTCTCGGCAGTGCCTTTCTTGTGACCCTTACGTTGTTCGTACAGGTGCTTATAAATTGAGCAGAAGGTGTCTCCCAGGTGCTCAGGGTGGAAGTTGTTAGCGATTGCCAGGTTAGGGTAGTAACTCGCAACATCCCAATCCTCTAGCGTGTACTCATCATCGGACTCCACCACCTCGGAGTCAATTGATCCATGAATGCCACCGAGACCGAATACAAAATGGAACCCTTTAATGGTAGCAATCAGACCTTTGAACACACCCTTGGTCTCAACAATCTCCTGACTCTTCAACCAGTTTAGTACACGGGTGAACTCAGATTGCTCGAACTGGATCGAGGGTAATATGCACTCGTTCAGCTTGATCACAGGTCGTGGAGTCTGTACTGGTCTACGTCCACCTTGACCGAACGAGTACAGTTGAACACCTGCCTCCTCCAGCTTCATCTGGAAGTAATCCTTACCGATCTTCGTATCGTTGTGGTTCATGAAGTCACGCTGGTACTTATGAGTCAGCTCCTCACGGAATGAGATCATAGGCAAGGACTCATGGTAGAACTGTTTGGTAGCCTTCACATCATGCTTGTTGTACTTCTTCAGTACCTCTATCTGCTGCTGGTTCAACTCAGTACCTACAGGGAACGGTAGATCCTCGATGTTGTCCATTCTCATGTTGAACTCCAGAATCTTCAAACTGGTGGATCGTGCCATGTTGTCGAAGTGGTGAACCTTGAACAGATCCAGCTGCTCCACGAACCGATCAGAGGGTTTGACCCAATGAGCGAACCGATCCTCGTTCTGCGAACCAATGATAGCCATTGCTTTCTGGTACAGGGCTTGAGGTGTAGCGTTACCCATCTGGACCAGTGAATGTATCACAGGGTAGTCGAACCCGACATTGTTGAACCCGACCATACGCCCGTTCTGGGCCTTGATTCCATGTAGGAACTCAATGATCCCTCTGGAATCGTTCTTCCAGGGTGAGATCTCAAACATCCATTGGAACGGTGCATCAGCACTCTCTACCGCCAACGTGAAGCAGTTGGGGTATGTCTCGATGTCGTAGATGTAATCGTTGTTCACAGCCATTCTCCATTAGAATTAGATGTCCCTTTTCGTTTCGGTAGGGACAACACCGACATGTCGGGTAACTTACTGCATGAACGGTGGTAGTTCAGGTGCTACAGGAGCCGCTGGTGCCGCTGCTACAGGAGGTGTTGCTGCACCTACTGCTCCAAACATACCACTAGCATCGGGAGCGCCTTCACCAAACGCCTCACCGTCACCGGCGAACTGAACCGCGATCAGATCACAACGGATGCCCTTGCCGAATTGGTTATCCTGAACCCACGGTTTGATCGCTGCATTCACGTAACAACCACCATACATGGTACGGGTAACAGATTGTGCCTCCATCGTGTTACCGGCATCAACCTGAACACCATCAGTCTTGATCATCTGAGGCATGTTCTTGTTGTTAGCCATGATCCACACCTGTCCAGCGTAACCGTCGTATGGTTGGAAAGTCTGCTTGTTGATCTTCTCCTCTCCCGTACCGTAGTTACGTAGTTTACGGTCAGCTTGAATCATGGTCATAACTTGCTGTGCGTGTTCCTTCCACTCAGCAAGAGCCAGTTCGCCGTAACGTGCCATGAACTGCTGATAACCAGGGTGGTCAGTAGGCATGATGAAGTCAGCAGCGAACTTAGGGATTGCACCTTGCGCCGACGCATGAGGCTCGGTCAGGTGAGGGAAAGACAGACGTACGTTCTGTAAATAAATAATGTCACTCATTTCATAGTTTCCTTGTTTAATAGTTTCTTACTTCATCCAGTCAGGAAGATCCTGAACTGGTACTACCGGTGCAAACATATCTGCTGCACCCACCACTACAGCTTCGCGATGATCTGATTCAAGTGCGACAGTCAACTTACCTTCACCTTGGGTGATGTAGTTGGTCTCCATCATCTTGATCTGACGCTCGCTTAGTTGTTTCTTCGTCCCGTCCTTCTTCTCCCAGACTACCTTTTTAGCCTGTGCAGGTGAGATTAACTTGGTCGGATAGATCACGCCTTTGGGTAAACCCATACGCTTCAGCTTATCGGCCATCTCCTCTTCATCCAATGACCACTTACGGGTTCCCCGACCCCTGACCATCTTCAAACCGGAGACTTGAATACCGGACTCAAGACGACGTTGAGCCTCTGCTGCAACACCCTCCAGCATCTGCTTAATGAGAGGCGCTGCTTCCATGATCTCTTTGATCTGCTCATCAGTCATATCCGTAGGTTCTTTATCAGCGGCCTGTTTGGAAACATCCTCAAAAGAGATACCACTGTCATCCAGGGACTTAGTAACCATCGCAGTACAGGCACCTTTATGATCGCACCACTTACACTGTGCCTCACCTGGAACCAGTGGCGCATCAGGATCATCAGTCTCTGAAGCATATCGCACCAGCTCATCCTTAAACGCCATTAGTGACTCTATGGTGATCTCATGGTAACTGACTGCATCCATCCCCTTCAGCACCAGTTTCGGTTGTATAACAGTGATACGGATGTTCTTATACGGAATCTCCTCACCTTCAACCAGTGTTGCACGTATGGCACCAAGAGCATAGATCATCAGCTGGGGATTCCCTTCTACAGCTACGGGAACCATCCCATCCTTGTAGTCGATGATCTCCAGTGTACCAGCGTCCTTCTCGTAGATGATGCAGTCAGCGGTACCATTGATGTCATCGCGTCCGATCCACCATCCAGCATCAACCTTACGTTCAGCCCATATTACACTGCTTTCTGTCTTGGCTCCTCTAATGTAGTTGATCATTACCAGCGTACGCTTGGCACGTTCAATGTCAACGGTGAACTTCCCGTCATCATCAGACAACTCAGTACCCACCATCAGTACAGGGTCCATGAGACCATTGTTGATGCACTTCTCGACCAGTGTATGCGTATGCGTACCGTCTACGGCAGCAGGTCCAGAATTGCGCTCATACTTAGCCTCTTCTCTGACACTGCCAGGGCATCGAAACCACCTGGAAGCAGCAGAAGGGCTTAGTCGGGCGTGATCACTCACTGGATCGCCTCCACCTGACTATGCAGATCCCCATACTTATCTGCAGTCACATCGTTGATGTTGTTGAACCCCAGATTGACCAAGATAGTCTGGATCTGTCCACCCTTCTCTGCTCCAAGTGACTGGTACTTACCCATGATGTAGGTCATGAGACCCTGGTGATCTGCGAATGGTGCAGTACTGGCAGCAACTGCCGGTGCAGGAGCAACTGCCGGTGCTGCAGGTGTTGGTGCTGTCACCTGCGGTGCAACCGGTGCAGCAGGAGCCACTGCAGCAGGTGCCACAGGTGCAGCGGGAGCCACTGCAGCAGGTGCCACAGGTGCAGCGGGAGCCGATTCTACAGCAGGGGCAGCTACTGTACCACCTGATAGATGTACTGCAGTGTTAGCCTCAACAGCGGCAATTAGTTTATCGATTTTTGATTCAAGACTCATTGTAAAGTTTCTCCATTGGTTTTTCTGGTTTCTGTATTGATACACGACCTTCCACGAAACCTTCCACCAGCTCTTTTAGAACATCAGAAGGTTTACCATACTTTTGCGATAGCTTGTGGAACTTGTCACGTACCTTGTGGGTTACACGCACTGACATGATAGTAGTGGCATGTACACTCGGTTTGTCTGACATATTTCCTCTCGTTTCGTGATTTGGTGTAGACAAAGATACTCAAGTTGTTTACACTTGTCAACACTTCTTTTGAAAATAATTCAAATAGAGGTTATCATTGAAGGTTCACGCATTAATGGAGAGGTGAACCAGTGGAAAACAAGAGGAAACCTATGCAGCAGATACAATCACACCCTGCCTCAGTGGAGGCATACATCAAACAGGGACTTAAACTTGTCCCAATCCCACCTGGTACGAAAGGTCCGCAGCACAAAGGATGGAACCAGTGGGGGAATGAATTAAAAGAGGCATCAGATTTACATAGTGGATGGGGAATCGGTCTCCTCCACTCATTCAGTGGTACTTGTGCCATTGATATTGATAACTGGACCTATGCTGACTCACTACTGAAAGAACATGGAATTGATCTAAGTCAAATCTACAATGCCGATGATGCCGTAACCATTGAGTCAGGTAGAGAGGGTAGAGGGAAGCTAATCTACCGTTTACCGTTCGGGATCGCCTTCCCTTCCAAAAAGATCCATTACAAGGACGCACACAACAGCAACCAGGTAGCCTATGAGCTACGGTGTGGCACTGTAACCGGTCTCACGGCACAGGATGTACTGCCTCCAAGTATCCATCCAATCACCCAGCAACCGTACCAGTGGGGCGGTAAGGGGCATTGGAGCAGGATTCCACAGCTACCCAAGGAACTGGAAACACTCTGGTGGTCTCTTGTGGAGCAGGACAAGCAGCGAACGATCAAGAACGAAACGAACATCGACGCATCATGGGAAGAGATCCAGCAGGCAATGGGCTTCATCAGTCCCGACGTTTCCAGGGATGAATGGTTACATATCGGCATGGCGTTACACCATACAGGCACCCATACAGGTGATCTCAATCAGGCACTCTATATATGGAACGAGTGGAGTCAAGCCGGTACTAAGTACCAAGGGAAGAATGACATACTCACCTGCTGGCAATCGTTCAAGGCCGATAGCGGTATTAGTCTGGGAACTCTGTTCCACATCGCCGGTAGTTACGGGTGGACTCGACCTATTCCCGACGCTTCTGAGTTGTTCAGCTCCATCAATGAGGAGACTCCACCGCAGTCACCGGTCAATGTGATCGATGGTCTACGTCCCCCTTCACCTAATCTTGACCTCCAGTACTGGCCGGATGTCCTGGCAACAAGAGCGCAGGAGGTGGGCGACCAGGTAGGTTGTGATCCTCTGGTTCCATTGTTCGCCGGTCTAGGTGCGCTTGCTGGTGCAGTCGATGCACAAACGAGGCTGGAATTGGTACCAGGTTTTGAAGTACCACCTATCGTGTGGTTGATGACAGTAGGTGATCCAGCTGATAAAAAGTCCCCTGGTTCACGTCCAATGATGGAAATTCTCGAAGATCTGGAAGAGGAGGACCGACCTCGTTTCTCCAGGGAAATGCTCCAGTGGGAAGCAAAGGAGGTTATGTACAACGAGTCGAAAAAAGCATTCCTCGAATATGCAGCTGATCCCACTTCACAAATGGATAACGACACAATACCGGCTGTACCTGATCTCGAATCTAAACCCGTACCCTTGAAACTTACTGTACAGGATGTCACCAGTCAGAAACTGGTACACCTAGCAGCAGAGAGGGACCGTGGTTTACTCTGTTACCTCGATGAAATGAACTCATGGGTCAAGAAAATGACCAATAAATGGGGAGCAGAGGACCGGTCCACCTGGGTGGTAGGTTATGAGGGGAAGAAGTACACCATGGATCGTATCGGTACCGGTAATATCCGCTCTGATAATTTCGCAATATCCATATACGGGAACATCCAGCCACAAGTATTCCGCGACAACATCAACAACCTTGCAGACGATGGCCTGGTCCAGCGGTTCATCCCCGCTATTCTGCGCTCCAATATGACCAAGTTAGGGCAACCTGTACCCGACGCACTCACCACCAAATCAGTATGGGATCAATGTATCAGAACCGCGTATTCCCTGCAGTCTCAGAAATACACCCTCTCACCTGCTGCGTATAAGCGATTCAGGGAGTTCCAGGCATGGTACGAAGGTGCCAAACAAGATGAGCGGATTGTCCAATCGGATAAAGCATATCGTACTGCTTTCGGTAAACTTGAGGGTACTGCTGGCCGCTTGATGCTCCTCTTCCACATCATCGAAACCCCGTACAATAACCAAGTGGATGTATCCATTGTGGACAAAGTGATCGCGGTTATCAAGACTTACATCATACCGGCCTATAGGTATACCCTAGGGGAGATCGGCGGGTATACAGACGATTCTCTTGACGTGTGGCTAACTAACCATGTGATCCACCTGGCCGGTCAGCAGGAGACTATATCGCTATCCCAGATCAAAAGATCCGGTAGACGTAACTGGGAGAACCTCCGACCATGGCAAATCGAGGAACAGGTCAGGCTATCCATGTCGATGCTACAAGATAATGGTTGGGTTGTGCTGGTGGAAGATAAAGCCACTACGGGACACGTTGTATGGTCCATCAATCCTCTACTCGTTGAACAGTTCCAAGACTACCGTACAGCAGTTATCAAGGCCAAGCAGCGTACCAAGGACTTGATCTACCATGCGGGATTGAAGAAGGGCAAAGGGGACCGTGGGAACCGCCCTTTGATACCAGGTTATGATCCGGAAACAATGGATGATCCAGAATGAGTATGATATAGTTCACCTTGTCTTGGTTCTTGCTGCAACCAACACGAAGCCCCGATACAGTTCTCCATTACTGTATCGGGGTTTATTTTTGCAGGTATCATTCCCCCATTAAATTACTATGCACCACTGGTGCCATAACCTCGACCATCTGTAGTACCTCCATCAGCCGTTTAGCCGGTCCCCTGGGGGATCTTGAGCCATTCTCCCAGCTTAACCATGCGTGATACGATACGCCCACGTAACGCGCCATTTGAGGCGGTGTTAGCTCCAGTCTCTCTCTCCATTCTTTTAGTCGTTTCATTCTTCCACCTCCTCATTCAGTTGATTCAGTAATGCATCGAGTCCTTTGAGTTCATCCTTGATATCCCTGTATACCCCCATTAGTTGCTTTTCTATATCGTCTCTTGATTCATCAAGCGTATCAATCGATTCTACAGCGTCCAGCAGCTTGTCTAAGCGGTCTGGTAGATACTCCAATAGATTATTCAGACTACCAGAGACCTGCTGCAGGGTGGTTCTGTCTGCTGCCCTCTCCAGCCTATCGGCCAGTGACTGAACCAGTGGTGGTGCGGTCCACCCTATGTGACTGATCAGTTCATTGTCAGTCATGTTATTCCATATTGTCTCGTTCATTCTTCTATTCTCCATTAATCTGCAATTAATCTGCAATCTCCATAGGCATAATTGCCCCAGCAAACTCACTCATCCCAGGGAAGGTGACTCTGCATGATCCCATTGGGTTTGATTCTTTCGGAGTCTCTAAACTTACTCCTTCAAAACCCTTTTTAGTGTTACCTTCCATAACCTGTCTAATCTTCTGGAATGTCGCCATGTATTCCCAATTAAAACAAATAGTGGAAGGTGACTCTACTGCCAGATGGTGGGGTTCCTCTGGTATCACCCTCCCTATATCTGGAAACTTACTATAGTGATCCGTATCAACGATCATTGTCCTACCTTCAGTTGATACAGTTACCCTACCGTCCACTTTATCCAGTACCACTACGCATTCTCGTTTCTGTTTAGCTGTCAGTCCACGAAACAAACCAGTGATGACATCATTGGGGATAATCACGCCATGTTGTGGCATCCAGTCAGATACCTCTGTATTGTGCGCTAATCTTGCAACCATGTGTCCGTTACTCGCTTCAATGTGCGTGTCATCAACGTGTACGCCATTTAAGTAGTAACGCACGTCCTTTACTGCAGCAGCGAGTGCTACCGCTTGTAATACTTTTCCTTCAATCTTCATGTTCTCAGCTCCATTATCCATTCCATAACCTTCAGCGCAGCACATACGACCGCACCAGTCACCATTAACCCTGTCAATCCTAATACCATCAAAATTAGATCATTCATGACTAAAACCCCATATATACGATTGATCCGCTCTCAGTTACTCCAGCAACCGTAGTATTATCTTGCAGCCACTCTTCTATAACCTCCGCTCTCTCTTCTTCTTCATCGTCGCAATCTTCCAGAGCATCATTCACAGCATCGTTATATACGCTTGTCTTCCCGTTGTGAGTTGATACGATATAGTCGTTAATGATCGCAGCGACTGTTGACTCATTCCAGTCACAGCAAATAGCAATAACATCAAGTTCCATCTCTTCACCTGTACCGTCTTCATATTCCTCATACCAGTTGAAGAGCAACTCTAACCCCTCATAACTGAAGTTATCCGGGCGAATATCAATAAATGCGTCGCGGAATTGATATAGGTTGATTGATAGTTTCATCTTCTTCTTCTCCATTAAGTTAATTGTGGCCCAGGTGCGAGCCTGGGCCGGTTGTTACTTCTCTATTGTGTTACTCTTAATCTTTAGCCTCTTCTAATGCTATTTCCAATGCTTCTGCATAATCAAACTTAGCCCCACTCCTTAGCAGAGCATCAAAAGCAGCGTCAAGATTCATTTCTGAAAAGCCGTAACCCGCTTCAGCGCACGAATCATATGCGTATTTTGCTGCTATAAGTTCGGGAGTTGCATCAGTTGCGAACTCATCGTTAATCAACTCGACAACTTGCTCGAGTGATGAACAGTTTTCAAGTGCTGCGATCTTTATACTCATTTTCTTTCTCCGTTGGGTTTACTTATTTAGCTGATATTGTGGCCCAGGTGCGAGCCTGGGCCGTTGGTGTTACTTCTCTATTATTGTTACTTCTCTATTAAACGGGTAATTCTGCTATTAACGATCTGTAGTTGTTCCCATGCTTGACGTGAATTATTACAACAGAAGTCAAAGATGGGGGTATGGTTCTCCGCTGTTTCTAACAGAGATCGCATAGAGAGCAATACTCGATGCTGCGCACTGGTCGATGCTGTCATCCAGTCCACGCTGTTTTGTAATGCGTTGTATCCCTGAGCTACGCTGTTGTTTGATAGTTTCATCTTCTTCTTCTTCTCCATTAAGTTAATTACAGAAATGCAAAGTTACGGTGATAGCTTGCGGCCTTCATCGCTCCAGCGTGGAATACATGGGTTGTTGTTACGCAGTGGGTCTGGTATCCCATGTATTCAACTGAAATAACAGTAGTGCGCTCATCATTTTCTTCTGTTATCCACTCCCGGCCTCCGCATCCATCATCCTCTCCACTCCCACACTCCATCTTTAGAGCTGTTCGGAGGTCTCGAATATTCGAGAAATCCTCTACTTTGATACTCATTATCTTACTTCTCCATTGGGTTGCTTGTGGCCCAGGTGCGAGCCTGGGCCGTTGGTGTTACTTCTCTATTGTGCTAACTTCTCTATATTGTGAATCGTGAGATTACAGGTGGTCTCATTTAAGTCACGGTTAAACAAAAATAAAACATTTAGCTTGTTGCTTACTGCTACTTTGTACTTATACATTTTGTAGGGACTGTACATTTTCGTATCTCCATTGTGTAGTTGCTGTGTTATCAAAGTGTGCTGCTTGCTTTGATGTAATGAATTATACATGAGAGATTATCATTGTCAATACCTTTTTAGAGAAATAATCCAGTTTATTTACATTGTCACAGTAATTGTTATCATTGTCTCTATAATTGTTATCATTGTCTCTATTTGACAATGCACCTGCACCAGGTGGTACAGACGAACTATCAATGACTTATGTACTGTTTTAACATTGTCAATGAAATACTTGTAGTAATATCAATAGGTTACAAGCCTGTGACAACTGCACCTCAAATGGGGGTATATACCCCTTCCCGGGAGAATATGGCAAATGGAATAAATACAAGAAAGTAGTCAATATCCCGTATTGATGCAAGGTGCAATTGGTGCAGTGACATTGATAACATATAATGTATCAATGTCAACGATAAGAATGACGGGGTTTTACTGGTATAAACCTACAGATTATAAGGGTAACATTGTCAAATAAGCACGTCATCAATGCAGCTGTACCTGCTGTCTCTGCTGTCTCTGCTGGCTCTGCTGGCTCTGCTGTCTCTGCTGTCTCTGCTGTACCTGCTGTACCTGCTGCTGGCTCTGCTGGCTCTGCTGTACCTGCTGTACCTGCTGCTGTCTCTGCTGGCTCTGCTGGCTCTGCTGGCTCTGCTGGCCCTGGTGAGTCTGCTGGCCCTGGTGAGTCTGCTGGCCCTGCTGGCCCTGGTGAGTCTGCTGGCCCTGGTGAGTCT